TGTGATATACACAATCGGGGCTGCAGCCGTCTGCTGTGGAGCAACCATCGCCCGGACGCCCAATGAACCATCTGCGCCACGTTTGAGCGGCATAATGGCTTCCGGCCCCGCTTCGCCCATCAAGCCAGCCCCTTTGGCAAACGCAAACGTTGTGGGTTGGCTTACCACCTGGCCGCTGTAGGCACTCAGGGAAGGCGAGGAATAAACGCCGCCTTTTGCATTCGCGAACATTGGAACGGCCCCAGGATTGTTGCCGCCACCTGCTGTTCCCCCGCCAAAACTCATAAATGACGAGAGAATAGTTTTTGTCAGTAGCGCCTGAACCGCCATCTCAATCAGGTTTTGAACAATGGACTGCGTGAGGGAGGAAAACAGCCCCACCATGCTGTCTTTAAAGGTTTGGGTACCGGTAAGTAATCCGGTCAGCATGTTGGTTGAGCGTTCCCTCATCGTGTCCACCAGCCCGAGTTGCAGCTTATTAAGCTGGCTCTGCCCGGCATACAGGTTCATTGCTTGCTGATATTGTGCGTCAGTTGATTCCCGTGTTGCCGCCTGCATCAACTGCTCATAACGCTGCTTGTCGATGTACCCTTGCTGATAATACGCCTGATATTGAGCCTGCTGCTGCGCCAGTTGGTTGCTCAGTTGAACAGAGGGATCTACGTCGCCGGCGATGTTCTGCCGTGGTGCCGCAATGGCATCCGCCTCAGCCTTTAACCTCTCGCGGGCCATATCCTGCTGCAGGGTATGCCGGGCGACCAAGTAATCACGTTCCGTCAGCAAACGTCCGTCATACAACGCTTTCAGCTCCCTGCTGGTTTCCTGCTCCTTACGTACTGTCGCCTGACCCGACGCATACTGTTCAGCCAGTTCTAACCGTTGTCGCTGGTAGTTCTCGGCATTCAGAGACATGACGCGTTGCACATCTGCCTGACTGGCACCGGCGGCTTTGGCCGTGGCGATCAGCTTGGCTTGCGAGTTCCGTTCTTCCAGGTCAATTTTGGCAAGGCTGGTCGAGTGAGCAACCTCAATTTCCTGCCGCAACTGTTGATATTGCTTCAGCGCCTGCTGACCTTTTTTATCTTCCTTAGCCGGGTCTTCACCACCCCAAGGGCTTTCAACCGACGAACCTGCAGCACCCACTCTCGCAATAGCATTGTTAACCACGTTAGCGTCAGCAATACCACTCAGCATCATCTCGCTGAACCCGGATTTAACATAGTCCTGAGCAGCTTTTACTCGCCCCATAGAATCAGTAAGTGCTACTAGTCCAGCCTGGGCATTCTCCAGATCTGCAACCGCTCGCTTACGGTTACCTTCAACACCCTGTGCTTGTCCGAAAGGGTCAAATCCTTTGAGGCTACTCAGCCGACTGTCTGCGTCAATGATTTCCTTTTTCAGCTGGTTAACCTGGGTAACCTGGTTTTTGTACTGGTCATCCAAATCGAGCGCTTTCACATCCAGCTGCTTTGACGACATCGCCACAAGCGCCTGTGTTGTTTCCTGAACGGCATCTTTAAGGTTCAAGGCAGACTGTCGAGCCAGTTTGTTCTGCTCATGGAAATACAGGATCGCAGAACCAGCCAGCATCGCTGCCCCGAACGGCCCACCAATCAATCCCAATGCGCCGCGGGCAAGCCCGGTAGCCACCGATGCTGCGCGGGCTGACACTGACAGGCGTTTATTTGCAGCATCCAACTGCGTTTTGCCAACGGTGGCCGCGCGCGTGGCTTCAGTTTCCTCCCGGATCAACCGATTATAATCAGCGGTATAACTGACGTTCAGGCCGTATTGCTTGGCCGTTTTTTCCATCGCACGAACGCGGCCGAATTCGGCGTTATTTTGCAGCAGGGTGGCATTAGCAGCGTCGATCGTCTTCTGCGCAATACTAGCCTGAGCCAGCGCGGCGGACTTAACAGCGGCCTGCTGGTCCCTCCAGGCCCCAATACTTTCACGAATGCCGCCGGTCAATTTGTTGGTCATAACAGGTAGCAGCGTATACAACGCCACGCTGGCCACCATGTTGAAGTTATCCGCCAGGCCGTTAATAGCCTCGGTCATACTCTGTACGCCGGTACGCAATGGGCCGCCGCTGGCTTGCCCGACTTTGATGATCAACCCTTCAAAAGCACTGGTCAGCCCCATCAGATCGCCGTTCAGGTGGTTGACGCGCGTCGCGGCCTGTTCGTGCGCTGGCTGGGTACCGGTCAGGGACTTTGTCAGGTCATCCAGCTTGCTGCGGTTACTCACCAGAATCGACGCGGCGTTAATATTCTCCAGGCCAAACAGCTTGACCGCCTGCGCCGTGGAGAGGTTTTTCTTCGACAGGTTTTCCAGCGCGGTGCTTAGCCCCACAACGGAAGGTTTGAGCGTTTTATCCGTGCCTTTTTCAAGGTTGAGGATAACGTTACGCAACCCGGTGCCTGCCTCACCGCCTTTAATTTCACGCTCTGCCAATACCTGGATCGCTGCATTCAACTGCTCAAAGCCGATCCCGGCCTGCGCCGCTGCCACACCACCATTCTTTATCGCGGCTGCCGTATCGGCAATTTCAGACGAGCCATACTTAGCCCCAGCGGCCAAAACGTTAATGTAGCGGTCTGCCTGGCTGGCGCTGGCGCCAAACTGGTTAAGCGAAAGGGCCAACGTCTTTGTCGCATCCGGCAACGTGGTACCCGCCGCCTGTGCCAAAATCAGCGCACTGTTGGTCGCAGTAGTCAGCCCGTCCGCCGTTTTCAGCAGTTCCGGCTTGGCACTGGCCATCAGCTTTAACGCTTCCGCCGCCTGGCTGGCACTGTACTCGGTGGTTCGCCCCATCTGCTGCGCGGCTTCATCGAATTGTTTCAGCTGCGCACCGGTAGCACCGGTGATCGCGGAAAGGTCAGACAGTGCCTGACCATACTGCCGGGTGGTGGTAATAATGCTTCCCAGCGAGAACCCCAGGCCTGCAACGCCAGCCAAACCCGCCAGTGTCCCTTTCAGGCTGCTGACTGTTTGGCCGACACGCCGATAGGCCTCGTCGGTCTTTTTCGCATCCTGCTGGGCTTGACGGTTAAACTTACCGGATTGATCACCGGCAGTGCGGTACGCCGCCACCAGCTTGTTTCTAAAATTGGCGTCATTCAGGTACAACCCGACCGCCAACGATGCTACATCAGCCATTTCCAAGCACTCGCATAACGTCAGCACACTGCGCATCAAAGGTACTTTGCACAGGCTGAGCGGGTTGAGGAACAGGGGCATCCTCCGCAGGATCAGCAGTAATGCCCTGCAGCTTGAAGTATGCCCGCCAATGATTCAGAACTTGCGCCGGCAACGCGGCGATTTTGCGAGGGTCAGACTCACCCCAACGATCGGCCAGTTGAAAAATCAGCATCAGCCAGGGTGAGTCAGTCAGTTTTTTTCCGCGTCTTCCAGTGTGCCGACGGCATGACGTTTGACGGTACTGATTGCTTCAACCAGTGTTGGGTTATCGTGCGCCTTCAGCAGTTCATCCACGCTGGGCAACGCACTCGGCGGGATCCGCTTACCGTCCGGCGTCATAAAACAGGACAGCATCAACTCAACATTGAGGCGTGCTGCCTTATTCATATCACCAGCCTCGATGGCGTCTTTCATGCCATCTTCATTATCCTGCAGCTCGGATGCCTTCAGGCGGCGGATGAATGTTTTATCACCAAACATCGGCACTTCAAGCACGTGGTCGTCAGATTTCAGCAGTGCTGCCTTAAGCGCCTTCAGATCGTATTTCTCGGTCATCGATTTTCCTTACTTAACGGTTACAGTAGCTGCTGCGCTGTTGAGGGTGTCAGCACGTTCAGCGTACAGTGCTACGCGGTACGGACCGGCATCAGCCGCCACAACAGAATTTTTGGTATAGGTGGCAGCGGTGGCGCCGCTAATGTAGGTGCCGTTCTTTTGCCATTGATATTTAACGGGCTTGCCGTTACTGGAGGTAGCCGCAACAGTCAGGGACAAATTGCCCCCGACCGCCAAATCAGCGTTTTTCGGCTGGGTAGTCACGCTGATCACACCTTTGGGGCCACGGCTCCCCATGTGTTGTTGTTCTGCTTGCCTTGCACCGTGATCTGAATGACTTCACTCGCTGGCGCGTTGATCTCATTCATTTTCCAGCCTGACAACGAAAGAATTGAGGTTGATGTACGCCCGTTCGGCAGCTCAACATAGAACTGCACGGTTTCGCGGTTGGCTTCGGCAGTAAGGAATGCCGCAAAATCCTCATTTGATGGGTCATCGATAAACCCGATCGACTTCTCAGCGCCTTCAGGCAGGTCAGAAATAAACTGCTTCGTAGTGTCGATTAGGGTGGTGCAGTCAACAAAACTGCCGGTCTGCCCCATTTCACCCACCGCCTTACAGTTAACCAGTGCCTTCATGGTAGCGGCAGCAGCGCCGACCGCGCCCCATTTCACAACAGTGCCAGCCGGAAGCATGGCGTATTCTGGCGAAGTTTTATCAGCCATAATGTCTCTCTCTTAATGATTGTGGCAGCGGTCGCTACCGGTTTTCGATGCCGTAGCGGATTTCTGCCGCCAGGATGCGTAACACTTGGGTTTTGTTGTAATCCAGGGCGGGCCGGATGAATGGATCACCTACCTGTTTCACCGTCCCGAACTCCTGCGCCAGCGCCTTCATCTGGTGCGCTTTGCTTGGACCAACACGCAGTGTTACCTGCGCACGGCCTCGGGTGGTCGAACGGATCGTAATGCTGTCACGCATATGCGGACCGGGGGCGGTTTCGTCATATCCTGCGTGCTGTTGCATATCTTCTAACACTGGAGCCAAGGCGGCACGGCCTGCATCCCTCAGAATTTTGGTGGAGACATCCCGCCCCAGCGCTTCCAAC